TCTGCCCGGGCGTGCCGGGCCCGGCGCCGCCGGGCAGTCCGGGCTGGCCCTGGGGCTGCGCCGCCGCTTGCGCCTTTTGCGCCATGCTCATCTGGTGCATCAGGATATGCACCCGGTAGGCGCCGGTCGGATCGCCGCCCTCTTTCATCGCCTCGAGATGCGACGGCAAGTGTCCGGCGTCGTCGTCGAAGGGCGAGACCCGGACCTCGAAGCCGTCCGCGAGCATGCCGTTCTCGATCTCGGGGTCGATCGAGAGCTGGCTCTTCACGTCCTTGAAGATCAGCGGCGCGTCGCGCGGCCCGAAGGCCGACATCACCAGCCGCTCCATCGGCACCACCAGCGACAGCTCGTAGCCCTTGTAGAGCTGCGGCGGCACGCCGCGCACCACGTTGATGGCGGCGATCTGCTGCTGGATCTGGGCCGCGTTGCGCGCCTGCTCGATGCCGAACCAGCGGAACTCGTAGCGCTTGCCCATCTGGACCGGCTTCACTTGCTCCATCTTGGCGCGCACGCCCATCGAGCCGAAGGCGCGGATCGTCACCTCGGTGGTCCGGAACTGCGCGTCGTACTCCATGAAGCGCTCGATCAGCGGCGTCCAAACGCCCTCTTCCTGCACGGTGACGACATCCGAGGTGGTGAGGATGTCCACTTGCTGTTCCATGGCCACTTCGGCCTGGTTGCGCTTGGAGCCCGGCTTGCCGCTCTGCTGCGGCACCATCGACGGGTTGACGCCCAAGGTCTCGAACACTTCCGACTTCGAGGCCGCGACGATCTGGAAAGCGTCGCGCCACAGCGGCGGGAACGAGGCGAACTGCGTGTCCTTCGGGCTGGTCTCCCACACCGCCGCCAGATCGAGGATCATCGAGCCGACGCGCGGGTTCTTCTCCGGGTCGGTCATGATGATCGGCAAGAGCGCGTAGGTCGCGCTGTCCATGCCTTCGTTAATCACGTCGTTGGCGCCGTACTGCATCGGCGCGCACGGCATCACGAGGCTCTGCCCTTTGGCGATGCCGAGATTGTCCACCGGCACCGACAGCAGCGGGCACTTGTCGCACCAATAAGGGTTGCGCTTGGCCCCCAGGATCTTCTCGTCGCCGCCGCCGAAATACACCCGGCACAGCTTCAACACGCCATCGACTTTGAGCCGCGTCCAGGTCTCGTAGCCGAGATAGTACTTGCCCTTGTCCTTGATGCCGGCGGCGTCCACCAGCTCCTTGCGCGTATCCGTGCGGCCCGAGCTCTCGACCTTGCGCATCCCTTTCATCAGGGTTTCGCCGGTATCGCCGGCGATCTCGCCGCCATCGATCATCTCGCGCAGCCGCCCCTTCGACCAGCGCCGCAGCACCGTCACATGCCCGCCCAGCGCCAGCGCCTCCTCGACGCCCGCGGCGGTCGCCGGATGGATCAGCACATCGGCGTCGGGCAGTACCTCGACCTCGGGGCCCTCGTCCCACACCGTCTCTTCGTGGATGTCCTCGATCTCCTCGGCGTCGGGCACGGCCATGCCGTCCATCTCGACCGGCCGCGTCTCCGCCCACACCACGTCGCGCCGGGTGCGCTGCCACGACACATACACATTATACTGGCCCTCGACGTCGCCGTACTTGTTGAGGGTCGGCGCCACCTTGGTGCGCAGCTTGGCCTTGCGCACGTAATGCTCGGCCAGCGCCATCAGCGCCGCCGGCTGCTCGCCGTCCTCGTCGATGACCTCGACGCAGCGCCCGGCGCGGGGAAAGATCTGGTTGGTGAAGCGGGTCTTCCTCGCATTGATCGCGTTGTGCACGATCGGCACGAAGATGCGGCTGTTGCCCTGGTAGGACTGGTTCGAGCCGAGCTTGCAGTTGTAGATGTCCCAGTAGTCGATCTGGTCGTCGGTGCGCTCGTGCTGCGCGATGAAGCCTTCCTCGACCTCCTTGTAGATCTCCAAGAGCCGCTCGCGGATGCGCTTCCGATCCGAGAGCTCGTCGTCGCGCACCATCATCGCCATCATTGCCTCCCCGGCATGGCGCAGACATAGCGCCGCCCGTCGCTGGTCGTCGCATAGCGCACGCCGCTCTCCTCGTCGTCCTGCTCGGCCGGCGCGTTGCGCAACAGCCCGGCATAGCTCTCCACGCCTTCCATCAGCGTGCGGTAAATTCCCGGCTCGGCGCGCTCGGTCAAGAGCCCGCCCTTCGGCAGCCCCATCGCATAGCCGCCGGCGAAGGCGTTGCAGGTCCAGCGCGCGCGCGAGGAGATGCGCACGCACGGCAAGCCGCGATGCTGGCGCCGGAAGTAGGCGCGGATCTCCTCGCGCCCGAGCTTCCAATCGACGCCCTTGCGCAGCTCGGCCCCGACGCGGCGCAGCGCCTGGCGCATCCCGACATTGCCCCATTGCTCGAAGTGGCGCGGCTCGCCGACGCAAGTCGGCACGTCGCCGCGGGCGAACATGTTGGCCTCTTTCCAGATCAGCGGCGCCGCCAGGCCCGGATCGCCCTCTTCAATCCAGTCGGCCAACACTCTTATACCATCCGCGAACTGCAGCAGCACCGCCGTCACATGCCCCGCCCCGGCGTTGATCGCCAGCCATAAGGGCTTGTGCGGCATCATCGCCAGGTCCTCGATGATGTGCGCCTCGCTGAACTCGTCGTAGATCGGCAAGCCCGGCCGCAGCTTCAGCGCGTACGCCAAAGCGTTGGGGAAATCGATCGGCGGCTTGGGGAAGTTCAAGAACTGCGCCCGCAGCGCCGCGTCCTCGAAGGCGAACTCGATCTCCCCCGCCGCGGCGAACGGCTCCAGCCCCCGGATGAAATCCAGCTTGCCCGGCGGCGCCTTCACCGGCTTCAGGTTCGGCAGCCCGTGCCCGCGCTTGGCGATCTCCGCCCGGATCGGCTGGCGCAGCCACTCGTTGAGCCCGTCCTCCTCGACCCCCAGCAGCACCGGCTGGAACTTCCGATCGACCTCGAACAGGTCGGCGATGATCTCCGACGGCATGATCTTCTTCGCCCACCCGTCCCACACCACCAGCTTCGATCCGACCCACGACCACACCGCCTTGGCCGTGGTCGCCGAGGCCGCGCCCACCGTGCGCGCCGGGTCGTACATCGCATAGGTCGCCTGCCAGGTCCGCGCCCGCGGCCGCAGCTTCCAGAAATCCGGCTTGAACGGCTTCTGCTCGTGGGTGCCGTCCGCCTCGCACATATACTCTCTGTCCCAGGTGCCGAGCAGCCCGCGCCGCGCATAGGCCGCCCGGCTCTCGTCGATCCATTTCAGATCGAACATCTCGGGCCAGCTCGCCCGCCACGCGCCGCGCTCGTCGCGGTAGCGGATCGGAAAGCGCCGCGCGTGCCAGTCCTCGTCCTTCGCCACCTCGGCGATGACGGCGCCCTCGTCCAGCCGGTTCCCCGTCATCCGCACCAAGGCGTCCTTCGCCAAGGCCGGCAGCAAGGTGCCATACAACCATTCCAGCCGCTCGAGGCGCGCGTCCGGCGTCTTGACGCTGTCCTCGTCCTCGATGTCGTCGATCCAGCAGAAATCCGGCCGCCACTGGTGGAACTTCACCCCGCGCAAGCTCTGCCCGACGCCGAGGGCTTGAATGACGGCATCATTCCCGATCTGCGCCGTATGCACCGCCCACACCGGGCCTTTGAGATCCCCGAACACCTCGCGGAATTCCTCGTTGACCTCGATCTCGTGCTTGATGCTCTCCAGGCGCTCCGCCGCGCGCGGCCCGGTCGAGCCGACGATCAGCGCGTTCTTGAACTCGCGGAACCCCGCGCGGAGGATCACCGCCTCCTCGCCAATGGTGGACTTGGCCGCGTCGCGGAACGCCTCCTCGACCACCAGCCGCTGCGATGAATGCCAGTCGTCGATCATCTCCAGATGAAACGGCGCCGAGGCTTGCGGATGGCGATGCGCGAACAACACCGCATGCGCCGCGTGGCGGTCGCGCGCAAACCGCCGCACCACCGCCTCCAGGCGCGTGCTCATTCCTCCTCATCCTCCTCGAGGTCGTCGGGCCAGCCGCGGTCGGCATTCCACAGCGGCCCGTCGTCCTCGTCGCCCTCGACGGCCTCCAGCTCGTCGCCGTCGAGATCGACGACCAGCCCGTCCATCCCCGGGTCGATGAACACCGCCGCCCTCACCCGCCCGGCACGGCCTTCGTCTTCTCCGCCGCCGCCGGTCCTACATGCTCCAGCTTCATCGTCCCCCCCGCCAGCGCCAGCACCTTGTCTCCCGGCGCCGCCTCGTCCCCGCCCACCACCTTCGCCCGGTCGAGCTCCGCATACCCCACCCCGTTCCGGACAATCAGCAGATCCTCCCGCACCTCGATCACCTCCCCGCCCTGCAACACCAGCGTCATCGCCTCCCCCCGCGCCGCCGCATGCGCCCCCGGATGGCCCACCAAGGGGGCATGCTCCTCACCCTTCTTCTCCTCATGATGCCCACCCGCGTCTTGCTCATGCTTCTTCACATCACTCATCACACCACCTCCATCCGGATGGTCCCTCAAGGGGACAGTTCCACATGAAACAGCCGTACTTAATCCACCACTTCTACACCCGTTCAATTACAATCGGCGACATCGATCGGGCGATCATTCCCGAAGGCGAGAACCGGAGGCTCTGACACGGCCTAGCGTGCACCACGCAGCGACGGCCCTCTGCACCCTCTTGCTCATCGACGACGGCGCGGCCACACGTTTCGCACTGGGCCCCGCTCGAGCTGCAGCCGCAGCGCCCGTGCACCAGCACTCGCTCCGCGGGGGAACCTACGGAGGGGGCCCCCTATCGCTCGGAAGAGCGATAACAAACCCAATACCCGTCCGAAGGACACACCTCGCCGGATGGTCCTCCAAGGGGACAAGCCCAGCGGCCTCTTGGGGCCGCGGCCAGGGGCGCAGCGAGATCTACCCCTCAACAACCCGCCTCTCTCATCAAGCCGCACCGCTGTAGCCGGATGTGCATTCCGCCGGATGGTCCCTCAAGGGGAAAAGCGTGACCGAGGCCCCA